CTACTTCAGACATGGCCATCATTTCGAATATATGTGTTGCTACGTCAGAGAGGCGGTCTACAACGACATAGCCCACCTCTCCTGATTATCTGTGTGAGCATCAAAATCTATCGTTGCATTTCGATACTCATCTTCAAAAGCTATTTGCTTGTCTGGCGTAATGCCAAAAGCTCTCCAAAAAGAAACACGAGTTTCAGGAGATACCTCTTGGTATTTCCGGTCCATCCCAATCGCTAAACGAGCAAATCCAGACTCCAGGGTGAGTTCCCCAACCAGCGGTTTGGCACCATTACCAGCACGGTGCATTGCCATATAGAATTCCTGTACAACTGGAACCCCACCGGTTAGAGATAACCCACACTCGGACACACTAGTACACCACCTTTGGAACACCTTACGGTTGTCTAATGGTTTTAAAGATAGACAATCTTTGGCTATACTAGTAGGGACATTTCGCACCATGACCCAACCTCCTGGCACCTTAACTGGACGAGTTTGACAGAATTCAATCTGTTCGAACACGTCCACTGGTTTCTCCAACTTAATGGGTAACCCAAATCTAAGGAACCAACCACATAAGTTTTGAATCCGCTTAAGATCACGCCGTTCAATTATCAACACACAATCATCACCATTATTAGCAAGCCGGAACTTGTCAATACTAACGGATCTAATATATGTGTAAATGGTTGCGCACATGAGTAGACAGTTACCGAGACCGGTATTCATGTCACCACTCATACGTTTACCACGAACTTTAAACTTTGCCGTGCCATCCCGGACTCGGGCAAAACCCCGATTAACTAACTGCATAGATAGTAACTTAGGGAATAGCCTGTCTCCAGGGAAGAACATTGTATAAAACGAATGTTCATACTTTAGCGCCTCTAGACTTATGTGTTGGTCGAGTCTTGATACGTCAAGTCCGACTGCAACTGGGTCATCAAAATGATCCCAGTGGCTTCGCAAAGTCTCCGCACTACGTCGGGCGTTCAATCCCTTAAACACCGTGGTAGCATCGTAGACCTTCGCTATAATCTTATAAACTTTCTTCTCTATCCGCTTTATATACGGACCCACCCTGCAATTGTATCGCTTATTTCGTGGCGAAATACCGCGAGGTGCTGGATCAGACTTACTAGTGAAATTAACCTTTTCACATTTAACAAAGAAATCAACAAACGAATCTGAAGGTTTCAATGGCAAACGACTCAAACTCTC